TTATATTCCAGCCACTTTGTTGTGGGGCATGGGTGGGGTATTGAAGTCAAAATTTGTATTTAGCAAAGCGATCTGATCAACGTCATGTTCGGACATCCATTTTCCATACACAGTAAAAACCATCTGTGCATTTGTATGCCCCATCTGGTTTGCAATAAAGCTCGGGTTAGCTCCGGCGCTTAAAGCCCAGCATGCAAAAGTATGGCGTGACTCATATGCTTTGCGGTGACGGATTCCGGCACGCTTTAGAAGATTATTCCATGACGCTGCCAATGAACCTGGAATGTAACAGAAGCTTTTCGTCTGATGCCTTGTAGAAACAGACGGATTAAAAACAAATGTGCAGAGATCTTTTCGCTTTTTACCGTACTCGCGCAGGTTAACAATTACCTCACGCTGCGTCTGCATACGCGTTAATTGCATCTGACTTTTGAGCGCATTTATGGCTGGTGTGGTGAGATTTACGGTCCTGATGCCACTTTCTGTTTTGGGTGGTGTAAAGTGATCAGAAATTGCCAGATTGCGATTGATTCTTACCGTCCAGTTGACAGTATCGATGTCCTCCCACGCTAAAGCGCACAACTCACCATGTCTCATTCCCGTACTTACTGCCAGAATCCAGAGGTTCCGGATTTGCTCATGCGTGGTTGCATCTAACAAACGAATGAATTCATCCTTAGTCAATGGATCCGGTTCTGCCTTCGATTTTCTCAGCGGCCTTAGGTCTGTGATGACTGACCCTCGGGTGTAGTTATTTCTCTCAGCAAACTTCAGCATTTCAATCATAACGGACATGTAGGCATTCACCGTCCGCACTGTTCGACCTTTTTTATGAGAGCGCTGAAGGGTTTTTCCAACGAGCTGATAGCCAGTCAGTAGCTCATGCCGCAAAGACAAAAGACTCTCATGCGTCAGTGCTGACACTGGCTTTGTATCATCCATAATGCGTAAACACATCTTTATATAGGATGTGTAACGCATTAGCGTGTTACGGGATAACACCGTCTCCTTCAATGAAAGCCATTTAGCTGCGAGCTCTGCAATCGTCACCTTGAGTTTGTGATCATCATTTACTTCAGCTCGCGGAGAGTTTGGGAACTGCGCTGAGTAATCAAAGGTGCCGGTCTTGATCGCATAGCAGATCGACGTCCTTAACTCCCCAGCTAGTTTCCTGTTCTTGGGTGTGTCAGGTACGCCCAGGCTTTCGCGTACCCGCTCACCCTGGTAGATAAACCACAGGCGCAGTGTGCCCCCGTGGTTCTCGACCCCGGTTGGATATTTAGACATGCTTCTTCCTCTGTTATGAAAGAGGGGCTATTTAAGCAGATTTTTGACGGGGGATCGCCGGGCGCTGACGTTCCACCCAGTTATCGACTTCGTGGCGGTTGTAGAGGATAGGGGAGTTGTCCTTCGGCTGGCAGTCGCCGGAGTAGTGCCGGTACTCGCGGCCTTCCATCCAGGACTTTTCGCGCGCGGACTTGATAGCGTTTTTGGTCAGGCCAGTGATCGCCATCAGCACTTCTTCCGATACCCATTTATTGGGCACCAGTTGGATCGCTTCACTCATGGTTTACTCCAGGCAAAAATAAGCCGCCCGCAGGCGGCAAACATCAAGGGATGATAGATAGGTCTTATCGGTGCTCATCACCCAACAGGCGACTAAGTGAATCGCCTGTAAGTTGCTTCAGTCGTCTTCATCCTCCCACCAGTCATAATCGTCATCATCCTGCGAAAGATTGAATAAAGGATTAGTGGCCGCCAGCATCTCCGCAGCCGCTCCCTTGCGCTGAAGTCGGCGCAGTGCTTCGTAAAGCTCGAAAGCTTCGGTGCGCTCATCGCCGATATCGAGAGAGCATGCGACGCGGTGAGCGGCGACAACGATCACCTCTAACTGGTTACGGATGTCCTGAATAGTTTCCATTCACATCTCCTGCTCAGGCGCTGCCGGGGCGTTGAACAGCGGAGCTATGTTTCTCTCCAGGTCAGTAATAACGCTCCATATCTGAACCGACTCAACACCTTTTTTTGCCAGGTCACGATAGCTATCGGCATAAGCCAGCACTGGGTTTCGCACCGGCTCGCTGCCCAGCAACTCAAGCAGCATGTTTGCCATTGCCGCAGCATCACCGCACTGCACATGGTCAGTATCGGCGATGACGCGTAATTCGCCGCGGGTCATTGGTGGTTTCATGCTTAAAAACCTCTCTGCTTATTTCGCAACTCATGATCGGCAAGGCAACTTACGCACATCTGGCAGCCCGGCATCGCCGCGCGCCGCGGTGCGGGAATTTCCTCCCCGCACTCCTCGCAATGCTCAGCTGACACTGCGCTGCGGTCGATGCGGTGAGCGGAAAGGGCAGCGTTACGCTGAAGCTCTTCAATCTCTGATGCGTTATCGATGATGTCAGCCATGTTATGCGTCCCATTTGATGCCAGCGGACACAAGCCGCCGGCAATGCCGGATTATTTCGGCGCGGGTTACATCACCAATGCGCCACGGAGAGTAAAACGGGGTTCTGTCGATTGACTCGTCACCAGAGAACTCTGCATCATCTGCGCGACCCATTCCTTCCCAGTCTGTTGTATGCAGGATCAGGGCATCATGCAGAAGATAGAAAGCATCCCAACTATCGGCCTCACCCCAGTAATCGACCTCGCATACCTGCCATTCCCGGTAATGCAACCCACTGAAATAGCCTTCATCGAGAGTGAATATCTCTGGTCGGTATTGTTTCGGCATGAGCGCAACCAGCAGACGCATCGCTTCAGTGCTGAATTTCTTTTCAATGCGAGCTTTGCGATTTGTGAACTTTTGGCGAGACATAATCACTGCTCCCGGAACTGTTGGTTAATACGGTTGAAGGTGAACGCCAGCAATAAAAAAGGCAGCTTTAGCGACCTGGTGATGAACGATTTCATGCTGCCTCCGATCCTCTTGTTTCACACATTTCTGGCAAATTTGCCCTTACCAAAGCTTCAGCAAACGGCGGTGGCACTGCATTCCCACAGCGTGCTACCTGCTTGTCCTTTGCGTACTTCATACCTCGAAAATCTCGATCAATGATGTACCAGTCCGGAAAGCCCTGCGCTTTATACAACTCATGTGGCTGAAGCATGCGCATGCCGATATCCACTATGCGGTAAACCACACCATCTATGGATACCAGACCAGTGGTGGCCGGGCCGCAGTACTCGCGCAGAAAATCCAGCGCCAGCTGCGCGCGCTTTTCGTCAACGGCCTCTACGGCCAGAAGTGTTTTTACCTCTCCTACGTGGGTGCCGCCGGCAGTAATCGTTGGCATTGGGTCGTCGGTGCGCTGTCCGTCCCGGCAGGTTCCGCGCAGCTTGACCAGATGAGAGGTAACCGTGGCGTGGTGATCGACTGTTGTTACGGAGTGCATCGGCTCGTCCAGGCCGACTCCCGGGCCCGTATAGTTCCCGCCGTAATGTTTCGCCAGAAACGCGCTCACCGTGGCAAATTTATTGCCGCCGGCCGTAACTGTGCCCAGTGGGTTATCCAGTTGCAGTACTCTCGGCTCCTGCCCGGGGCGTTCTCCGTAACCCATCTGAATAAGCGTGGGCATTACCAGCTGCGACTTGCCGCCACCGCCTGCTGTGATCGTGGCGCTTGGCTCATCTACCGGGTGCCCAATACTGTTGCCGAACTGACGCGCAATCACAGGCGCGACGACACATGCGCGCGATTCCTTAAGGATTGTATGAGCGGGTTTTCCCAGTGGGCGAGGTTTTGCCTGATACGCGCTTCCACCGTTTCCGGCCATGAACGGTGCTAGTGCCGCCTCTACCATCCCCAACGCATGTCCGTTTCCGCCAGGGCGCTTTGACGTGCCGGCGGTGATAGTTGGAACAGGCTCTGTTAATTCCTGCCCGGTGGCACCGGTGCGAAACTTCGTCAGATGGGGAACGGCTACCGCGTATCCATGCGTTTTTGTGATGGTTTGCAGCGGCTCATGCAGTGACTGGCCGCGGAAACAGTCGTATTTTCCTTTAGTGGTTGTATGGTTGCATTTCACAATAAATGGCGTGGGGTTATCCAGGACAAAACGCTGGATTCCGCGTGCAATACGCTTCAGGGTGTTTTCTGCCAGCGGCTTTTTGCGGTCAAAAATAGACGGTGCCTCGATCGACCAGTCAATGCATTCTGCGGTTGTGCGCCAGGGCGACAGCTTACCCGCTTGAACTGCTGGTGATTTTGGATCTGCGTGAGTTGCTTCCGGCCAGGTAATAGGCTGTCCGTCGCGGCGCATCACCATGAAAAAGCGCTTCCTGATTGTAGCTGCGCCAAAATCACAGGCGCGAAGCTCCCGGTAATCCACCTCATAGCCGAGCCCTGCCACAAGCCGCTGCACCTGCTCACTATCTGGTGCAAGCTGGAGGAACTCACAGCACTCTTGAAGCGCCGGGTGATCAACAGGCACGCCAGTGCTCAGCATGCCAATAAACTCTTTGAATGTTTCACCCGCGCGGTCAGGATCAGGACGCATCTCGCCCGCAAGCAGCGGCCCCCATGTTTTGAACTCCTCCACGTTCTCCAGCATCATTACGCGCGGGCCCACCGCAAGTGCCCAGCGAATGACAATCCACGCCAGGCCGCGAATTTCCTTTTCTACAGGCTTCGAACCCTTGGCTTTTGAGAAGTGACGGCAGTCAGGAGAGAACCATGCCAGTCCAACTGGGCGGCCAGCGGTAGCGGCCACTGGATCCACATCAAAGACGCTTTCACAGTAGTGGAGCGTCTCAGGGTGGTTAGTAGTGTGCATTGCCACAGCGTTAGGGTCGTGATTAATCGCAATATCCACGCTGCGACCGATCGCTAACTCAATTCCCGTACTTGCCCCGCCGCCGCCAGCGAAATTGTCTACGATGATTTCTTTCACGAGCTTCTCTCCATTGTTCCAATTAGCGATTGCGCTGATTCGACTATTTGAGGGACAGGGGTTTTTTCTAACCACATGCGGTTGATGTGAAATTTGAGCTTTCGCTTATTTTTTTCGGTAAGGTCACTGGCATTATCAACAGCACTGAAAACCGTCTCGACCTCTGCCGGCCAGATTTTGCATTCTGTTTCTAAATTGACGTTCTGCTGATCTGATGACCCTACCGTTCCGGGTGTTATGGTGATACTGGATGGGATTTCGTTTCCCCAGTGATGCCAGCCTGGCGCCGCGGTGCGGCTAAATAGCTCAATGCGAGGCACATCGCCGTACAGCAACTCCAGCCGGTGGCGTACTTCCCACGGTTTTTCGCTATGCGCGCCGAGTGGGCTGTATACCACCTGCTTAATCCCGGCATGCTTTCGCTCCAGCCCGCAGCCGCGGGTGGCAATCAGCAGGTCTTCGGTATTGGCACGGGTGTGGTTGCCGCCGTTCATCCGTGTCTCGGCGTTAAGCAGATCGAGGAAGTCATAAAAGTCGCTGACCTCACCCTCGGCCAGCGCCTTGTTGATGCGCAGCTCGGCATTCTGATTCAGCTTCACCCAAGTAAAGCCTTTCATCGTGCGAACGGTAAAGCCCCACGCCTCGGCCAGTTCTATCGCCTCCCGGTTATGCGTGCCGGTGTACCACATTGCGAGCACGGCGTTTTCGGCAGCCAGTTCCCACACCGGCAGACGCTTAATGTCGATTAACTTCATGGTGGAATAGTGATCGGTTGCGGCGCCGTTGCTGATGGTGTTTCCGTAAGACCAGGGAGGATCGGCGTAGATGAGCGAATATTTCCCGGTCATAGGCTCTCCCGCTTATTCAACTCTTCAGCCAGTCTCTGCGCTTTAAATGGGTTCCTGACAGGAGAGAGGCCGGGATATACCCAGCCTCTTTGCATTACTGAGTAGACGAGAGTGATTTTGCCTACCCGTATATTGTCGTGTGCATGCCTCATGGAGCGATCTCCTTAAGCCGATAAATCACCCCACCGATACTTCCGCTACCCCAGGGCTCCGCGACGAGATGGGGCATGACCTGCGATAACTGCGCAGCACCAATGAACGTTTCCTGCATCTCAAGCGCAGGAGCCCATCCCTCGTAATAGGGTTCGTGGTAGTTGAGGGTGATGCCTCCGATATGCGCCAGCGCGCCACGGGTGGTTTGTGAGCGGTGAAATTCGGTGATGTGGTTGCGAGTATCTTTACGGAGGGTGGACAAAATCTGCTCTGGATTCATTCTCCCTCCGCTAAGCTGCCTGAGTCTTAAGCTCTTTACCGCGTGTTTTGTAGGTTTCAGTGGCGCGCTCTTCATGATCCTTCGATCCACCAAATCTCCGCCACGCCTCTTTGTACGCGGCCTGAAGCTCTTTCACTGACTGGCAAAGAGCGGCTTTATCGGCAAACTCACGCAGCGCTTCTTCTGCCGACTGTGGCGAGACTTCATGCACTTCGTTATCTGCGTCTACTGCTGTTTGTTCAGTAGGAATACAGAAGGTCTGGAATGCGGCATATTTGTAGGCGATCGACATCGCTTTATTGGTTGCCTTATCGCCGCTGTCCATTGCTTCGCCGTAAGTGATCACCGTGTGCAGGCTGCCATCTTCAGTACTCACAAAATCAAACTCAGCTCTGACGACAACATAAAACAACACGCCACCGCGCTGTGTGGTGCGCTCGGTAACGGTGCGCTCAGTGATTCTCGGCAGTATCACCAGTCCGTGCTTTGCCAGCATCGGCGCCAAGGCGTTATACACCTGGTCAATTCCACGAAAGGCGAACTGCTGTTGCTGATTGACGCGATCCTTGCTTATGCCGACAGTTGCCATTTCCTTGGCTACTGCACTGATGGCTGCATAAACTTTCTTTTCGCTCACTGGAAATCTCCTGCAAATTCCTGCCAGCTGATTGCTGGGTTTTCGCGCTCAGCAGCCAGGTTAACGGGTGGCTCACTGTCATCTGGTGGCGTTGCGATCACATCTCGCATCAGGCGCGCAAAGACTTCATCATCCCAACGTTCGACTGCGCTCATTTAGCCTGCTCCTTCATAGATATGCATTTGCGCTCGATAGCTGCGCTGCGGAGGTAGTAGGCCGCTTCGCGTCGCCAGCCGAGAAGACGCGACTCCCGGGCTTCGACAATGAGGGAACGGTGACTTGCCAGCATCGTTGGCTTTGTTCTTGGCAGTCGAGGCTGCTGAATTGGATGTTTCATAGGCACCTCAGTAATGAATTTTTGCGCGCGGTACCAGACCATCTTTCAGTGCCGTCAGCACTTCGCTCGCCTGTTCGCGGGTGAGGGAGGTATTCGCCAGAAGGGCGTTGACGATTTCTGTACCGACAGTTTTGCGGTGCTTAACGTCGGCTTCGCGTTTCGCTGTTTCGTCTGCGATGCGTTGCTCTTCAGCCAGGCGGGCAGCTTCTTTGGCTTCGGCCTCACGTTTGATGCGATCGGCTTCCTCCTGTGCTTTGCGCTGCTCGGCGGCGATAGCGGCTTGCTTTTCACGCTCAGCGCGCAGTCGGGCCTCTTCGGCTTCCCGTTGCGCACGCTGTTCGGCTTCAATGCGCTGACGTTCGGCTGCTTCTGCGCGGGCTTTCACTTCAGCTTCCCGGCGGGCTGCCGCTTCAATTTCTGCACGATGGCGGGCTTCATTTTCTCGCCTGACCATCTCCGCTGCTTCGCGTTTCAGCTGCTCATCACGTTCGCGCTGAGCTTGTTCTGCCTGGCGGCGCTGCTCTTCGCGGTCGCGGTCAATATCTTTGTTCATCAGCAGAGCCATCTCATGATCCGCTTCGAACCTGGCAGCGAGTTCCTGATCAAACTTGGCGTTCATCTCCAGCGCTTCGACGTGCAGCGCGGTCATTGCTTCCTCTGCCTTGATGCGCTCCTGCTCGGCTTCCCATTCGGTGAGTGGGCGGCGGGTCGCATCGCGCAGCTCGTCACAGGCATCAACGAAACGCTTAATCTCGGCCTCAGCGGGCCGCACAGCCTCTTTTAGCCGTTTCAGGTATTCACGGCCTGGCTTCTCAATTGCCGTCTTGCTGCGAGATACCTGCGCCGCCAGCGAGGCGACGCGGTCACGGCCTTTTTTGGTGCTCAGGTCAGGCACTTCACTGACCGCCTGGCGAATCTGGTCGAGATAAGAATCAAGCCCGTTCGGGACATAAAGAGCCGGAACCATGTCCGGTTTAATTTCGATAACAGCTAAATCCGTTACTTCGCTCATGGCATCTCCTGAAATTAATTTGTGCGTCGCCCGGCTGCTTGAAGCCAGCCAGTCGGTTGATAAAGGGGAATCAGTGAATCAGCAGTTATGCCAGTCGTTACAAATATCCATCGCAGCGTGGCACTGTTCGACCGTAAACCATCCGAAGTGGCATTCATGGATGGGTATTCCCATCTTTTCAGCCAGCCACTGATAAGCCTCGGTGCGAGTCATATCGCCAGACTTCCAGATCCGCTCGAAGGGTAGTTTGCAGTTTTTGCGGGCGTCGCGAGTTTGCTTATCTGCCAGGGTGCCGAGTGGTATAGCTGTGAAAGGGTGAAGCCCAACATAAGCACCGCAACATTCGCAGAGGTAGACATAAGGCCAGTCGCTAAAATCACGCCCATACAACTCTTGATGCGTGCCAATTCGCACATTGCCGCCACACAAGCGGCATGCCGAAGGCGCTGGCAATGGATTCTTTACTCTGGCAGTGGCCTTTCTGCTTGGGCTAGCGGGAGTTTTGATTTCCATATCTACCTCAGTGCATAAGCGGTTCGCCGCGACCGTCGAGCAGCACGTCGATAACGCAGTCGTTAATGCGGAGTACTTCAGCGTCGGTGTGCAAGTACACCCAGCAGCGCTGGTGAATGACTGCTGAAACGCGGTAGGTGCGGCCGCCGAAGATCGCCATCATGCCAGGCTTAAGACACTGGCGGATGAGTGGGGTAGTTCCGTAATGAGAGATCATCGCTTGACCCCCTCTACATGACCGAAGCCAGCAAGAATCATGTGCTTGCGGCTCATTGGAAAGCTGTTACGCGGGCAACCAACTTCAGACAGGCGCCACGTCTGACCATCGGCAAGCTTGCGTACTGAGTAGAGCGTGCCTTTGTGAGTAACGATTTGCTGCATAATTTCCTCCCGGACTTTCCCGGCGTCAGAGCTATTAACCTTTGCGCATAAAAAAAGGCGGTGGATGGCCGCCTGTGTTTTGGATACCCGCTAATGCGGGAGAAATTCTTTTTGATGCAGCGCCGGATGCTTATCTCCCGGTTACCGTCGTGCGGCTGCAATTCGCTGCATTAAAAAGAACTTCGCCACACTCTCGCAGTGGCCGCGCTCATGCCCCTGAGTACCTGTCGCTCAGCGCCGCTCATAACCGGTGCGCGTCTGGCGTTCGCGCTGCTTTACCGGAACGTCTTTTTTCGATTAACCCTAACCAGCGCGTACTCCACCTTTGACGTGGATCTGGCTAGCCATGCTTCGGCTATTCGGGTCAGCACTAGGTGCTGAATTGGCACAATTTGCCGCGGTCTCTCCGCTTTAGTTCTTCATTTCTTTTCCTCCTCTTGGTTGAAAATCAGCACCCGACATTGTCCGCCGCGCGCCCGGTATGCCATGACCCCTTAAGGTCTGGAAATAGCGGGGAACTGAGTTATGCGAATCTCTTCGCTCAACATCAGGTGCAATGAATAAGTTGTTAATGTGCAGGCTGACTCATGTCTGCCGCGGCTTAACTTCCTGTGCCGCATCGATGTGTTGTCTCGATGGGTTTATAATAGCTATGAGTATTATTTATAGCAATACGTATTGATATAAATTAATAGCAATTGTTATTAAGTTAATGTTTTGGAAGTGAATTTATTTATGTAAATGCCGGAGATATTCTGATGAAAATCACACTGATGGGCTGAGAGGGGGCTTGCTGAAGCTTGTGGTCATGCTGAGATGACCCGACGTATTGCTGGCACTGTTTGTGAGGATGTTTTTGTGGATGGTTGTCGCGAAGGGAGAGGGGATGGGTTATATAGAGATGAAAAACCCGGCGCGCTGGCCGGGTTACTTGATAAAATATCTTGATAAAACAGCTATAAGAACAGTTATAACCAGGGCGGTTATTATTTTCCAAGTCTGAGCATTAAGCTCTTTATGAAATTCAGTCTTAACAGACTGAATGTCTTCTTTACTGGCGAGTTTATCTTTGATGATTGCAATGTCAGTACCGAGTGTCGCAACCTTAACTTCAAGTTCTTTCACTCTTTGTAGCATGTCATCTCCTCCACCGCCGCCGTTATGGTTCCCACCATTATCGTCATTGTTATGTCTTGATTCAACTTTCTCTCGACGGGTGAAGATGTCTACTGGTTGCGCCATTAACTTTTCCACTCTTTAGAAACATAAAAGAAGCTCTCAAGGCTATGTGTTGTGATGGGCTCTTCAAAATTATCTTTATATCCATAGAGAGATGCTACTAATTTATGAACTCCATAATTAGTAAATTCTACGTCCATGAGAGGCATATTTTCTACGCTTACATAGTCATCAATGTTAGTCGTTTTTGCAATTACAGGCTCAGCTGTGACTGGTGTTCTATCTTGATTTAAGATACTGATATCTTGGTAAAAAACGTCTATTTCGACTTTATAAGGAACTCCAAGTTTTATAACCAAGCCGAATGTAACATCGAAGCTAATCTTGCTAGGAAGCGATGCGTAAACCCATGGTTCAGGAGGGTGAAGCTTGCCGGAAGCCACCTTCCCAGCAGTAATTGGCGATAAATAAAGAAATGCTATTTTGTCCACTGAGATAATCCTTATGGGGATGACTAACTTTCGATTTCCAACTCTAACCAAAGCGCTTATAAGCAATGGTCTGCTTAATCAGAACCTTAGCCATGATATGGAACCTTTCCATGTCGCCATCCTCGATGTACCACTCCTTGTAGCGATCGTTATCGGACAGCACCAGAAGCTTGTCTTTGTGCATCTGCAGGCGCTTAACGTGGAGAGTATTACCAAACACGAATACGTAGATACCGTCGCCGTCGAAGCCGCGAATACTCACATTAACGAATATCTCATCGCCCGGGTCGATTGTGCCTTCCATGCTGTCGCCACGTACGGTGATGACTTTCACTGACGATGCCGGAATAGATCCGAAGAGGGCGCGACCTTTCTCAGGCGTGTACTCAATGGCGCGAATAGTCTCGATGAAATCGTTAGAGAGCATAGTTCCCGGCCCCGCGCTGGCTTGAACATCAAGTACGTCTACACGATATGAATTGGCTGACTGTTTCTGCGCGGCGGGTTCAGCATCCTGATCACCGTTCCTCATCGCTCCCTCACCAGTTGAAAGCCACTCAACCCTTACATTAAGGGCGTTAGCTATTTCAACAATCTTTGTCGAACCCCTGGCATTGCCGTTAGCCAATCGCCAGATAGTAGGTTGAGCAACGCCGGACGCTTTAGCTAAAGCGCCTTGAGTCATTCCGCATTGAGACATCGCGTAGTTTAAGCGATCTGCAAGATTTTCAATTTTCATGGTTTTTAATCTATACGCATGCGTATTACTGGTCAAAACACGTTTTGCTATTGCTAATATCAATACTCATTGCTATTATCCCTATACACCAATACGCAAAGGAATTGGATATGACCAACAAAGTAATCCAGCGAGCAGTCAACATCGCTGGCAGCCAGAAGAAGCTGGCCGACCTCTGCGGTGTTGCTCAGCCAACCGTGTGGCGATGGCTTCACGGAGGTGGAATTGACGCTCGGTACGTAATGCCGATCGTCAATGCAACAGGCGGGAAAGTTAAGGCCGTCGAAATCCGCCCGGACCTAGCAGGGCTACTGCAAGCCAGTTGATTAAACGCTCTTTAACAATCAAAACTCAAATTTAAACCGGCTGATTCTTCAGCCGAATCAACTAATCACAAAGGAAGTATCGCAAATGGAAAGTTCAACAACACGCAACAAAGCGGAGGCGCGGCGGATAGAGAGCTGGTTACACAGCCAGATCGCAGAGCTGGGCGCGACTCGCATCGCAGAGCTGCTTGGCGTCAACAAATCGACCGTGAGTCGGTGGCGGGAGAACCTGGTGCCGAACATGTCGCTTCTGCTGGCAATCCTGATTTCTAACCGTGAAGGGGTGAAAGGGGACTTCGAGGCATGAGAGTTACAAAAATGGCGAAAGCCGCGGTGCGCTAACACCAACGGCCTTCTAAGCGAATTAACTGGATCAATTCACAGGAATAATTATGACAACGCTTTCTCAGATGTACAAGCAAAAGGACAAAAACGGCACAGGAACCACCGTTAAAAAGACCTTCATGGTGCCTTATGAGGAGCTCTATCTGGAGCCGGGCGACAACATGCGCCCGCTGAACGAAGACTGGGCTCAGCATATGTGCGAGCTATGGAAATCAGGTGCAGACCTTCCGTCCTTGTCCGTTCAGGTTACCGAAAAAGGCGTGAAAATCATTGACGGTCAGCATCGCTTCGTTGGTGCTGGTTATGCCCGCGCTCAAGGCATAAGCATTCCACGTATTGAGTGCAAAGATTTCATCGGTACCGAACTGGAGAGACTGGCGCACCAGGCTGGGAGTAATGATGGTCTGTCTATTACGCCAATTCAGCGAGCCACTCAGTATAACCGAGCAAAAAACCTTGGGCATACAGCACAAGAAATTGCGACGGCTTTTCATCGGTCCGTTGCTGATGTTGAAAATCACCTCCAACTTCTTTCATCAGGCGATGTGCTGATCAGCATGGTGGAGGCTGGCGAGGTTTCCGCCTCGACGGCTGTAGCCCTTTCTCGCGAGCATGGCCCTATGGCCGGGAGCATCGCTAAAGAGGGTCTGGCAAAGGCCAAAGCCGCCGGTAAGAACAAGCTCACGCGTAGCGCTGCCATCCCTCAACTATCCCCGGCGCGCGCCCGTCGCCTCGCTGAGCTGCTGGCAGATGCAGAAATCGAAAATAACCGCCTCACAGTGCCCTATACGGCGATTGAAGAGGTTATGGCAATCATCTGTGAGCAAAAAGCTCTGCTGCGCGACAGTGGCTGGGAGGAAGCGTGAACACTGCAAAAATTCTCAACTTCCCCGGTAATGATCCGGGGCAACTCAGGAGCAACCGGATGGAGAACCAGAGAACCGGTTTCATCCCGTTGTACCGGAGTGTGCTTAAGCAATCCTGGTCGAAGGACGTATTCCTGCGAACGTTGTGGGAAAACCTGCTGTTGTCTGCCGCCCGTCAGCCTTACACAGCAAACTTCAAGGGTCGCCAATGGCCGCTGCTAACCGGACAACTGGTAACCACCTCAGCCGACCTCGGGCTGAATTTATGCGACAGGGAAGGGAAGCCATGCAGTCGTCACGCCGTAGACAGGATGCTGGATGTTTTCGAGCGCGAAGGAATGATTTCTCGCTCAGGAGAAAAGAGAAAAGGCTCTGTGATAACCATCACAAATTATGCTGAATATGCTCAAAAAATGGACGATTCACCCGCGCATTACCCCGCGCAAATCTCCGCGCTTAATGCCGAGCATGGCGAAGCCAGTAATGGCGCGGCTTCCGGTTGTGGTGCCGCGCATAAGGCCGAGCATTTAGCCGAGAATCATGAACAACAAAGTAATAACAACAATAAAAACATTAAAAGATCTTCGTCGAAGAATTCTCGCGAATTCACCGACGACCGTCTGAAGAAATTTTTATCCGTTCATCCTGAAGCGGTGATTTACACACCGACAGGTGCCAAGTGGGGAACCGCTGACGACCTGAGAGCCGCAGAGTGGATCGCCATTCGCGTGAAGAAAATAAATCCGACCTGCAAAGAGCCCGACCTGAAAGCCTGGGCAAATGACGTTCGCCTGACTAACCAGATTGACGGGCGGACACACCGTGAAATTTGCGACCTGTACGACTGGGCCAGCAAGCACCACTTCTGGCAGACCAACATCCTCTGTCCCGCCAGCCTGCGCAAGCAGTGGGACAAGTTGACGATGCAGCGCGCTGCATCAGGAACCGAGGTTTCCGCCGCTGGCAAACCGAAAGTTGACCTGAACAACACTGACTGGATTCACGGGGTGACGTTATGAAAAGCCTTGCTGAGCAGATGCATAACTATGACCGCGAACAAATGCGCCGCGTCGCGCACAACCTGCCTGAACAGTACGACGACCAGCCAGGCATCGAACATGTGGCGCAGATTATCAACGGCATTTTCACCCAGCTTCTCGCCGCGTTCCCGGCGGCAATGGCCGGTCGTGATCAGGCAGAGATGAACGAGATTCGCCGCCAGTGGGTTATTGCTTTTCGCGAGAACGGCATCACCACCATGGATCAGGTAGCTGCCGGTATGCGTGTTGCCCGCCGCCAGGCAAAACCATTCCTCCCGTCGCCGGGGCAATTCGTGGCCTGGTGCAAGGAAGAGGCGCGGGCGTTCGGCATTACCGCTGACGACGTGATGACCGAATTCTGGAAGTGGCGAAAGATGGTTTTTCAGTACCCGAGCAGTGAGCAGTACCCATGGCCGCAGCCGGTTCTCTATCACATCTGCCTGGAGTTGCGCCGCCGCAGTACTGACGGCCAGTTAAGCCAGAAAGAGTTGCAGAACGCTGCTGCTGATGTGCTGGCCTACTGGGAGAAACGCTCCGCTGAAGGGCATCCGGTGCCACCTGTACGCCGCGCCTTGCAGGCGCCGAAGGCAGAGCACGGGCCAACTCCCGCGCAGTTACTCAAAGCGCGCTACGAACGCATGAAGAATAACGGGAAGGTGTGAGATGACAGGCAAAGAAGCGATTTTTGAATACCTGAAAACCCATAAGACGTTCTGCTCGGCTGATATTTCTGCCTTCAGCGGTGTATCGCATACCGGCATCAACCAGGCTGCGAGTGATCTGGCGCGAAAGGGACTTCTGGTAGTCGACGGTAAGGTCTGGCGCACCGTGTATTACCGCATGGTCACTGACGATGAGAAAGAGGGACGCAGAAGCACCAACCGGATTTTTCAGGAGTGTCGCAACAGCGAGGCGATGAAGCGGGTACTGGCGGTTTACGGGAGAACACAGGCATGAACAAACAAGATTATGACGGGCTCACATTCAACCAGCTTGCCGAGCGCAACGCTGAGCATGTGACCGCTATTGCACGGTTAGAAGCGCAGGTTAAGCAGCTGGCTGAGGAGAATGCGGCGCTGAAGGCGGCATTCACTCCAGAAGAGATTCCAGAGGATGCTGTCGAAGCTTTCGAGGAAACCGCCATCGTGGATCACGACTGGAATGATACAGGCGAGTGGTCATGGGTGGAGAACGATACCGATGTCATCCGTGCCGTGCTTGAGGCTATCAAACCTGAAACGCCCGCCACCGAATCCATCCTCGCCTCCCTGCGCGCAGAAGCTCGAAAACAGGGCGCTGTCTTTGCAGCAAACAGAATTCTGGCAGCCTGGGGTGCTGGTTTCGTTGAAGATACACCAGAAAACGCTGCAGATATCGCCCGCGCAATTCTGATGTCTACGGAATTTATGGACGAAGCACCCGATGGTGATTTCGATCGTTCTTTCGCTGATGAAGTGCTTGAGACCATCGCCGCCCAGCTCCGCAGCAAATCGGAGGTGCAGTCGTGAGCAAATACCCAAGAGTTGGCAGCGTGCAGGACAAAAGCAAAAACACATCCGCTAAATGCAAATGCGGCGCAGTGGCGAAATATAAGACCACCATCGAAGTTAATATTTTCCGTGGTGATGACGAAATTGTCTGGTCTTGCAGTGAGCACAAAAAAGACTGTTCATTTTTAATTGGCATCGAGGTGCAGCATGACTAACAACGAAGATCTGGCGCTGAAACTGAAATCAGCGGCTGAGATGGCTACTCCGGGCAAGTGGGAGCGTGGCGACGGTAAGCATGGCGGTGAATTACTGGTGTACTGCGACGATGCGTTAGGCTCGGCAGTGTGTGAGGCTACAAGCACGTATAACTCCATACCGAAATTGCAGCGCATCAGCAATCTCACTTTCATCGCCACTGCCAACCCAGCCAACATCCTCGCCCTGCTGGCAGATCGTGACGCCGACAAGAAGCGAATTGCTGAATACCAGCATCAACTGTCACGTTACTCCATGTCTCCAGGAGAGGCAGAACAGCGTCGCTGTGAATCAAGAGTTGTACGAGATGCTCTTGGTTACTGCATGGATTCTGAAAACGTTGCGCCAGTAGACCTTTATTTGAAAATTGAAGAGCTGCGACAGCGCATCGCTGAGCTGGAGTCGCTTACCGCAGAGCAAGACAAGCGGCTGATAACCTACGCCGCTATTGCTGCTAAAAACGCATCAGAAGCGCGGACGGTGAGCGTTAAGTTGAATCGTCCGGGCATCATCAAATCGCCGATGGGAGTGCAATGCGAAGTATGGGAAAGAGCAGAGGTTGAACCTGCACTCTACCAAGCTGGCATCAAACTGGAAGTGGGGGAGTAGGTATGTTGTTGAATGAAGCAATCAAAAAAATTACTGACACTATAGATGACGCTGGGAAACTCTATGGAGAGAGATGGGATTCTTCCTTGGTAGGAGGGGATTCGTACCATCACGCCATAACATCAGAGCAAACTCAGGACGTTGTCGTTAGAGCTGCTGACGACTCCCTAAATTCTTCCTGGTTATGCGACTACCTTGAAGCGGTTTCACCAGAGAATGTGCGCTTATTGCTGGCGAGGATTAAAGAGTTAGAACAGCGGGAAATGGCTTGCAGCTCCTTTCATGCAGCAGGATGCAAGCCAGTGGCGTGGCGGTGGCGCTGGTCTGATGACGCCGAAGGCTGTTGGAGATACACAGAAGAGCAACGCGAGACTCGCGGCAGTGTAACAGCACAGCCGCTCTACACCGCACCGAAGCAGAATAGTATTTAGTTAGGTTTTATTTTTGCTATTGTAAGTAACAACTATCCCCAGATCTTTACCTATAGCATTGAGAGAGTTGTAAACAGTGGTATAGGAATTTTTGGGGGTTATATTACTTGCCTCTTCCAAAATGCTCGCTATAAGGTTCAGGTTGTGCGATGCCTTAAGTACTTTTTTATGCTGCGGAAGTAAACGTAATTTAGCCAAAGAATCGTAAAAAGGTACTGCGTTAGACTCTGAAAGAAGTTGGGCTGAAGCATGTTTTATCTCGTTAATTACATCACTGCCAGCTCTTAAGTTAATGATTTTGCTTTGCTCACGCAGAAGAATTGCTGAAACCATCCCTAAATGCTTTTTGAAGGAGAGGTAAGGATCCAGTACTCCTTTTACCAAAATGTGACCCGTCACAAAGACAAAAACACCAGTAATGATAGTGGTAAATATCATGCTGCTCATAATTCATCAGGCTCTTTAGTTTTTTGTGTCGACATTTTAATCCAAAAAATGACCGACAGGCGAGATTAATAATCAACCTTTACATGAGTCCTGATCGTTAATAAATCAGGTGGAAAGAATACCGATAACTGGCTGAGTAAGCACCCCAAAAAACAAGCTTTGCGGATGGTCTTATTCGCACATTGATATTCCATTATCAACCATCCATACTATCAATGCCGCCGGATTGAGCCCCGGCGGTACCTTTGCGCTAACGGGGACGTTATGCGCACACACAACGAGCAAATCACCTTGTCACAGATGCAGAAATGCACCTGCGATTTTCTGCATTCTGCGGTTTCCGTTAAGGAGGCCGTATGAACCTGCCAACAGACGGCATCAAACTTCATCGCGGCAATTTCGCTGCCATCGGTCAGCAGATTCAGCCGCTGCTGGATGCTGGCCAGTGCTTCCGCCTCCAGGTAAAGCCGTGGCGCGAGAAGCGCAGTCTCTCTCAGAACGCACTTTTTCATTTGTGGATGGGGGAGATCAGCGAATACCTCATCAACTCCGGGCGCGCCGACGCAACGCCGGAATGGGTCAAGCGCAACCTCAAAAAGACTTACCTCGGCTGCGAAGAGGTCACCTATACCGACTTCATCACCGGCACCAAAGAAACCACCTGGGAGCCACGCCACACATCCCGCCTCGATACTGGTGAGATGCATATCTTCATGTGCAAGGTCGAAGCCTGGTGCGCCCAGTTCGGTCTGGCGCTGACTATCCCGTCCGGCTGCGAGTTCCAGCAGCTGCGCGATAAGCAGGAGGCGTGATGCACAGTCCTCTCGCTAAAGTCATTGAGCGCGCAATCTTCCGCATGCCCGCGCGCCGCCGCAAGGCCGCTCCGTCACCTTCCGAAATCCCAACGCTTAAGGGCTACACCGCCCGTCTCGTCGATCAGAAATGGCTGCGCCTGGCAGCGAGGAGAAGACATGCCTGATTTACGCAAAGCCGCGCGAGGCCGTGAATGCCAGGTGCGAATCCCAGGCGTCTGCAATGGCAACTCTGAAACGTCTGTTTTGGCGCATATCCGCCTGGCTGGACTATGCGGTACCGGAATCAAGCCGCCTGACCTGATTGCCACCATCGCATGCAGCAGCTGTCACGACGAGATTGATCGCCGCACCCATTTAGTTGATGCGGAGTATGCAAAAGAGTGTGCGCTGGAAGGCATGGCCCGCACGCAGGTTATCTGGCTGAAAGAGGGGCTCGTTAAAGCATGAATGAATATCGCATCAGTCTCCCGTGGCCACCGAGCAATAACCGCTACTACCGTCATAACAGAGGTCGCACGCACATTAGTGCTGAAGGCACCGCTTACCGCAATGCCGTGATGCAGATCATCAAGGCGGCATTGTTGGACATCGGGACACCTTCGCCGCTGCGCGTGCGCATCGAATGCCACATGCCGGATCGCCGCCGCCGCGACCTCGACAACCTGCAAAAAGCCGCCTTCGACGCTCTCACTAAGGCCGGGTTCTGGCTGGATGACTCACAGGTTATCGATTATCGCGTCCTGAAAATGCCACTGTTTAAAGGCGGAAAGCTGGAGTTGACCATAACCGAGTTGGAGGACGCCGCGTGAGCAGAGAGTCATTCGATAACTATGAGCGCGATAGCCTGCTGCGTGCAGAAGGACAGTACCGGCACCCGCGCGGCAAGCCAGGCGACAACACAGCACAGACCATCATACGCAACAGTGAGCGCCGCAAGGCGAAGTCCAGACAGCCAGCAGGAGCAGCAGCATGAACAATCAATATTTGCAGTACGTGCGTGAGCAGCTCATGGTGGCTACCGCCGATCTGAGCGGGGCGACGAAAGGGCAACTGGTAGCATTCGTAGAGAACGCGCAATTCACAGCGACGTCGCGCAGTCGTGGGCGTAAGAAGATCGCCGACCCGGCAACCGGACGCATGGTTAACCCGTCCAGCCCGCCGATCCACGGCCAGCAGTCCCGCGCGAAAGGTTCGTCTATCACCCTGGTCAGCCCGGTCGAATTCGGTACGGCCTCATGGCGGCGCGCGCTGATGTCGCTCGATGAGCACCAGATGGCCTGGCTGATGTGGAGCTACAGCGAAAACCTCCGGTTCGAATACCAGGTGGCGATCACTCAGTGGGCATGGGATGAGTTCAAAGCACAGCTCGGCGCGCGCAAGGTCGCCGGCAAGACAATGAACCGGCTGCAGGCGCTTATCTGGCTGGCGGCGCAGGACGTTAAGGCAGAGTTGTCAGGGCGCGAGACTTACGAGTACCAGAGGCTGGCAGAGCTTGCAGGAGTGGCTAAATCCACCTGGACAGAAACATATCTACCTCATTGGCTGGCTATGCGTAGCAGCTTCATAAAACTCGATAGTGGATCTTTAATGTCTGTAACGCGATCACGTTCACAACAGAAGGCGACAAATTTAGATTCAAGTCTTGCAAAACCGAACTGAATCGCATACATTTCGTGTAAATCTGATATCGTCGCCATAGCTTTACAGGTCGACAAAAATTAAGAGCCTCGCCATCGTGCGGGGCTTTTTGCATTCAGGGCCGGAAGCTCATTTGGTATGAGCGGTCCCCTCATAAGGGAAGGGTAGACAGGTTCGAATCCTTCACGGCCCACCAAACCCAGCCAGGGTATCTTCGGACACAGATCCGACATTGCCACACCCTCATATTCCCGCCTTGCGCGGGTTTTTTATTATCAGGCTCCGGGAATCAACTTCAGATGGCTTCGTTGTTAAATGCAGCCCGAGAGCCTGACCCTTTTACTCACGCACAGCACCCCGACTTAATCGGAGGTGAGAGAAATGCACAATATGAGCAAATTAGCTTCTGGCGCTGCCTATGGCGCATCAGCCGGTTCGGTGGCTAATGGTTTACTGAACCGGCTAAGCCCTGATGAGTGGAGCGCCGTTGGTGTCATAGCGGGTATCGTTGTGGCGCTGCTGACTTTGTTCATCAACCTTTACTTCAAACGCAAGGTCTCGAACGCTCAGATCCGCGCGCTCGAAAAGTACGGCCCGGCGGTCAAGGTAGGAGACGATTAACATGGCATTAACTGGCAGCCTGCGAAAAAAACTGATTGCGGCCGCTGGCGGCGGGGCAATGTTAATCGCGACTCTTTTCCTTGGCGGTAAAGATGGCGTCGAAGGTCGAAAGTATGAAGCCTATAAAGACGTCGCCGGGGTGTGGACTGTCTGCGATGGTCACACCGGTACTGACATCGTCCGGGGTAAGACCTACACCGACGAAGAATGCGATCGCCTACTGTGGAGAGACCTTCAGCCAGCGAAGCGCAAAGTCGACAGCCTGGTTAAAGTTCCCTTGAGCGAGTACCAGCGCGCCGCGCTTTACAGCTTCGTCTTTAACGTCGGATCTGATGCCTTTTCCAAATCGACGCTCCTGAAAAAGCTGAACCGGGGTGATCAGGAAGGAGCATGCGAAGAAATGCGCCGCTGGGTTTACGCTGGTGGCATGAAATGGAAAGGATTGCAGAACCGACGGGAGATGGAACGCTCTATGTGCCTGGCGGAAAGCAAAAATGACCTTTAAAGCCTGGTTAATAATTGCCGCTGAGTTGCTGTTGTCGGTCATCGTTATTTACGTTCTGCTTAGTCAGGTAGGCGATGCAAACAAGCGCGCTGATGAAGCTACCCACAACCTGAAGCTGGCGAAAGACACAATCGCCGATATGCAGACCAGGCAGCGCGACGTTGCTGCACTTGATGCTAAATACACAGGAGCCCTGGCAGATGCTAAAGCCACTATCGATCAGCTTGAGCGCGATGTTACTTCTGGCAAGCGTCGGTTGCAGCTCAACGCCAGATGCCCAGCGTACAACGCCACTGGAGCCAGCGGCGTGGTCGATGCTTCCAGCCCCCGACTTACTGACGCCGCTCAACGGGATTATTTCACCCTCAGAGAGCGAATCGCCACAGTGACGAAGCAGGTCGGCTATCTGCAGGAATACATCAATGAGCAATGCCTGAAGTAATTATCACAAGGCGCATTGGTGAGTGCACCCTAGGATGGTTTCAAACTTTAGACTGCGCTGCAGTGAAAAGAATTCGTGAAATACTGGTGATATAATGCTCAGGCCATAAGGCAAAATAACCTAGGAGTGAGCATGAAAGACGGAATTTACAAATTAGCTTTCGATACCAATGTCAACCCTAATGGTCAGCTTGATGGGGTTGTAACCGTTAGAGACGGGCATATTAATGGCGGCGACTACGTTTGTTATTATCAAGGTATATTGAACGGTAACAAGGTGGTTATTAAGTCAGTACCTCATAACAAAAATGACACTACAGCTTTCAATAATCTTGATGCTGTAGATCTTGAGTTGACTATCAATGAAACGGGCAGTTCATACAGCTTTAGCGGGTCGGTCAAAGGCAATGCTTCACAAACAATCCATGGAAATTGCATTTCTTGAATCAATTAGTTTAGTAAATAATATTAAGCCGCCTTCGGGCGGCTTTTTGTTGCCATCACCATGGGTAGGCTCATTGTAATGGCAATATGCCATAAGCGGATAAAGAGGCTCTCAATGTCCGAAATCTACGAAATCACCATCACCACTCAGGACGGCGAAGAGTACGCCGGTAAGATGACGCGCCGTCAGCCTGAACTGGTAAACGGCTTTGTTGCTCTGGCGCAGGAGAGTGGGGAGTGGCTTTACTTCGCTCCGGGAGACGTTAAGCGCTTCCGGTTCACCCCTGTAGTCGAAGAGACAGAGCAACCAGCGGCAGAAGAAAGCACCACAGAAGAAAAAACGGAGTAACTCATGGCAAGCGACGAAGAGAAAAGGCCACTGCCGAGTTCAGCATTCGTCGAAGAGTTCGCGCCATACACAAGACTGATTCCAGCTGATGGCGTGTGGCAGTGGGTACAAGCGAACATCATTGCCGAATCAGGCCACCTGCATAACCCCGACCATATTCATCTGGCAGATGCTGATATCGGCTTCCTTTGGGCTGCTAATGCTTTCTCAAAGAAAGGGCGCACTGTTCTCGGTCAGGCTGAAGAAGTTATGTTCCGCGCCGGCGGGTGGCAAAAAGCCCGCATGGAGCAGCAGATGTATGAATGGTTCGGGCATAAGCCGGATTACATCATCACCCTTGCTGGAGACTTCTGCCTTCAGTGCTCTGATCTGGAATTCTGCGCTCTGATTGAACATGAGCTTTACCACATCGCCCAAGAGGTTGATGAGTTCGGCGCTCCCAAGTTCTACAGAGACAGCGGGTTGCCAAAACTTTGCATGCGTGGTCATGACGTCGAAGAGTTTATAGGCGTGGTTCGCAGATACGGCGCAAGCGCTGATGTGCAGGAGTTGGTACACGCTGCAAACAATCCCGCCGAAGTGGCGAAAATTAACATAGCCAGGGCATGCGGCACATGCCTCATGAAACTGGCTTAATCTGGACTGCATGAGACGAGTGGTGATTTATGGCAGCACTTAAACCTGACATGAAAGCTTTCATCGTTCAGGCTCTCGCCTGCTTTGACACACCGTCTCAGGTTGTAGAGTCTGTCCATAAAGAGTTCGGCATCGCAATAACAAGGCAGCAGGTCGAATCGCACGACCCGACGAAGGCAAGCGGGAAGGGGCTGGCTCAGAAGTGGGTTGATTTATTCCACGACACCCGTAAGCGTTTCCAGACCGAACTGAGTGACATACCGATCGCCAATAAAGCATATCGTCTCCGCGCTTTAGACCGGATGATGACCAAAGCCGAAAACATGAGGAACATGGCGCTTGCAGCCTCTCTGATGGAGCAGGCAGCCAAAGAGTGCGGTGATGCATACACCAATAAGCAGAAGCTTGAACACTCAGGCGGCCTTGCCGTGAGCTCAGTTGCTTCTGTCATGGACGAAATAGGAGATGATGACCTGTAAGGAGTCGCTGTGTTAACTGAAAAGCAGAAAGCTCTCCTGAAAAACAGGTTTTGGCGTCTCAACCATCTCTACAAAATTAAAGATAAAAATGGTCAGTGTGTAACGTTCAAGATGACGCCAGAGCAACTGGAGTATTTCGACGGCATGCACGACCGTAACGTGATACTGAAAGCGCGTCAGCTGGGCTTCACCACTGAGATGTGCATCATCCAGCTTGATCTGGCGATCTTCCACAAAAAAGAATGCGCTCTGATTGCTCACTCCCTTCCGGACTCAGAAAGGCTGTTCCGAAACAAAACGCAGTTTGCCTATCAGCGAATGCCTGACGATATCAAGCTGGCCAACCCGCTTGTTAAAGAGACAACCAGTGAGTATGTATTCGCGAAAGGTGGGAGCGTAACGGTATCAACATCATTCCGAGGCGGAACGCTGTACAGCCTGCATGTCTCTGAGTTCGGTAAGATCTGCGCCAAATGGCCGGATAAAGCGAAAGAGATTGTTACCGGTGCCTTTGAGGCTGTCCCACTTGGCGGGAAGATCACCCTCGAAAGCACAGCTGAAGGCCGGGCGGGGTATTTCTACGACTATTGCAGTGAAGCTGAGAAAGCGATGCTGCAGGGTAAGGCGCTTTCGAACCTCGACTGGAAGTTCTTTTTCTTCTCCTGGTGGAAGAATCCGCTTTATGCAATCGACCCGGTTGAACCGCTGCCAGCGCGCCTGGTTGAATACTTCGCTGAGATGGAGGCGAAGCACGACGTTGTACTGAATGAGCGCCAGAAAGCCTGGTATCACGCCAAAGAGAAAACTCTCGGCGATGACATGAAGCGCGAGTACCCGACCATCCCGGCGGAGGCGTTTCAGCAGTCGGTCGAGGGAGCGTATTACGCCAAACAGTTCCGCTGGCTCTACACCAACAAGCGAATCGGGCAAATCCCTGACAACTCACACCTCCCTGTTCATACGTTCTGGGATATCGGCGTGGGCGACTCGACGGCGATCTGGTTCGTTCGTGAGGTCGGTACCGAATTCCACGTTATCGACTACTACGAAAACTCAGGAGAAGGTCTGCGCCACTATATGAAGGTGCTGAAAGACCGGGGCTATGAGTACGGAGAGCACTGGGGTCCACACGATATCGAAAACCGCGAGTTTGGCGCAGACGCGAAGTCACGCAAAGAGCTGGCGCAGGAGGGGTACGAGATTGACGGCCAGATGTACTCCATGACCTTCAATGTGGTGCCGAAGGCAGGCGTCGACACCGGCATCGAGTCGGTGCGTGAGATTCTCCCCTCATGCGTGTTCGATGAAGAGAAGTGCGCCGAAGGCATCTCTCACCTCGAAGGTTATCGCAAGGAGTGGGACGACAAGCGCGGCTGCTGGAAAGATAAACCGCTTCACGATTTCACCTCTCACGGCGCTGACGGCTTCCGTTACTTTGCTGTAGCGAAGAACAACCGCAAGCAGGTCGGCGCAGTATTCTTCTAAGGAGCTCATCAGTGAGTGAATTAAGCACCGGGGAGCAGTTCCTCGTTAATGCCCTTGCTGATGCTATCGGGCGGCAGCGCATGCTGTACGCTGGCCAGCCGGGGAATACCAAACGGACGAAGCTGTGGGATGAGTTTGGCTACCCGGACAGTGTTGAGTTCGACCGCTACTATCGCGCCTATGAGCGTAACGCTGTGGCTTATGCTGCGGTGCACAAGCTGCTCGAATCCTGCTGGATGGATAACCCGACAATCATCGACGGCGAGGAAGCCAAAGAGGCGACCAAAACAACCGACTGGGAAAAAGCAGTCACGAAATTGATGAAGAAGCACTGGTCGAAAATCAAGGATGCGGATCGCCGCAACCTTGTTGGCCGGTATTCGGCTTTGCTCATCCAGTTCCGTGATGGCAGGGAGTGGAGTCAGCCAGTGGATCGGGATGTTGTCGGCAGTCTGAAAGACAAAGCCATCGTTAAGCTCATTCCCGCCTGGGAATCTCAGATCAAGCCTGGCAACTTCGACACCGACACGCTTTCAGAAACCTATGGCCAGCCTGTTTCGTACAACTTCAACGAGCAGCCAGTCGGCGATGACGGCACCTACGGTCCGGTACGCGGCGTTACCGTTCATCATGAGCGGGTCATCATACTTTGTGAAGGCTCCGAGGATGAGAATATGCTCTCCGGCGTGCCTTTCCTTCGCGCGGGTTATAACAAACTTCTCGACCTTGAGAAGGTTTCCGGCGGCAGCGCCGAGGGCTTTCTGAAGAACGCCAGTCGCCAGCTCGGTATAGCATTTGACTCAAATACCAATATGGACGCCATCGGCAAAATGGCGAAGGAAGCAGGCTATAAAGACCTCGGCGAGGCGCTGAACGATAAAGTTGCCAAGATGAACCGCGGCACCGACGCCGCTCTCGTTATGCAAGCAGGTACGCCATCTGTTCTCTCTGTTGCCCCGGCTGACCCCAAGCCAACCTGGGAGGTTACCGCCAACGAGTTCGCCGCATCAATTCAGTGCCCGTTCACCATTCAGTTCGGCCAGCAGACGGGGCGTCTCGCCTCTGATGAGGACAAAACGGACTGGGCAAAGCGCTGCAACGGACGCCGCTGGGGATTTCAGTCGTCAGTGGTTGAAAGCGTCCTTGAGCGCTTCTGGACTGTGGGGGTAATTGATCCGCCATCATCCGGCGAGGTAACTCTGGCATGGTCTGATCTGCTCGCGCCGAGCGAGAAAGAGAAGATTGCCAATATGCAGGCCATGGCGACTGTGGCTAAAGACACTCAGCAGGCATTCGGCACGCCAGCTGTCGAACCCAATGAGGTGCGCGCTGTTGGTGAACTTGAGCCTCTGCCTGATGTTGAAACGCCAGACCCAAACGCAAAGGTGACTACCGTTGATCCTCTCAACCCAACAGAAGAGAATCGGGACGCCGATCGTACCGCGCAACAAGTCTGACCCCACTCAATCCGCCAGGCAGGTTAGCCGGATGTTCAGGGATATCGAAGAGCGGTATCTAACCATCAAGCGCCAGCTCAAAGAGGTATTCGATCAGCGCCTGACCGGGCGACAGCGCGAGACTAATGGCGAAAAGTCATGGATGTTGTGCAACAACGATTCCGGTGAGCCTTCTCTTTACCGTGTGAATGCCGGCACGTACATCTATGACATGACGGCGGCGCAACTCGCTGACCTTTTCCAGATAGTGCAGGCGATACTGGATGGCTCTCTGCTTGATGGCGGGAGCCAAAACCTTTGGGCGCTTGGTTATGTCACCGCAGAGTATGAGCGCGGCACGCTTAACGCCTTCACCAACCTGTCCGTGCAGTCACCGGCTTACGCCAGCCAGACGACGCTGCCTCAACTGCTGTCGAGCCCGGCCTATCAGAACCAGATCGCAGCCGCATACGTCTCTACCTACAGCGACTGGAAAGGCATAAGCGACACCGCCCGCGCCGACCTCGCTAACGTCATAGCCGACTCGATAGGTCGGGGCGTTAACCCGAGAGAAACCGCTCAGATCGTCAGCAAGCGACTCGATGTCAGCATGGCAAAGGCGAAGAACATCGCTCAGACCGAGCAAGTCGGCGCGCTGCGTGAGGCTCAGTGGAATGAGACAGAGTGGACGCAAGAACGCCTGGGGCTCAATACCGCGATATTGTGGATATCAGCTCTCAAGCCAACAACGAGAGCATCGCATGCAGCGCGGCACGGAAAAACTTTCTCGCCCCAGGAGGTGAGAGATTTTTACTCCAGAGACGGCAACAGGTATCACTGCTACTGCGGAAACATACCGTGCTTGTTGAACGATGAAGGTAGTCTATTCAATAACGGGCTGGCGGATAAGTTGGCACAGAAGAGAAGAGTCTGGGCTGGTAATAGATAAGTTAACTTAAAGAAATTGCAACTTGATACTCTAAAAGTTAAGTGGTAAGTTTTGTTAATCAGCTGATTGGTCGCGCTGGTAAAACCTATTTAACTCATTAGAGGATTAAAAAAATGCCCAGAATTCGCATCTCTCCAGAAGGCACCGCAAAGCTCATCGTTTTGAACCTTGATGAATATGCAAAAGAAAAAAATAAGGTTATTACTCGCTACAAAATCTCTAAAGAAACGATGAGGAAAATATCTAACCGATCAAACATTCATCCCGGCTTCATTCGTGAAGTAGGAAATTCACTGGGTGAAATTGGATGGGTTTTAATCGAAAGTAATGATGATCATTATTGTTTTTTAAAGCAGGACGCCATGAATAACTGGGCCAAGTTGACAGCCAAAAGGATTAAAGGACTGAGAATGCAGGGAGAGGAAGCCATCACAGACGCATACTCTAAGGCCTACCCTGGCGATGAGTTAGATATCGACTACGAAGAATGAACAAAAACCCGCTTCGGCGGGTTTTTTATTTCCTAAATCCACCAATGAGGACCCAGCATGAAACGCAACCGCGTTAACGTGCTGACCGTCGTCAACTCCGCTTCAAACATCACCACTGAAACCATCGACGGCAAGCCACATATCGTGGTTCGCGGCATCACGCCTGTCGTGGACGATATCGTGATGAACCGGAAGTTGTACCCGGCAGCCGAAATCGAAAAGGCCTACAACACGCTTGAGCGTAACCCGATGCCGCTGGGCCACCCTAAAGTGGACGGTAAGCACGTTTCGGCGCGCGATGTCCGTGCGGTGAACAACTACCACGTCGGTGCATGGCTGCAAAACGTCAGCCATGCAGACGGCAAGGTCAGTGGTGACATGTATGTTGACCGCCAGTACGCCGAATCCAGCGAGAAGGGTAAGCGCCTGATCAACCGGCTGGATGAGATGGTGGCTGGCACCAATACCGAGGCCATCCACATCTCTACCGGGCTGCTGTATTCCGGTATCGCCGCCAATGGCGAGTCGAAAGGCAAGAAGTACAACGAAATCGCCACCAACATGATGTTTGATCATGTGGCGGTGCTGCTGGACGAGCCCGGCGCGGGGACGCCTGAAGAGGGCGTTGGCATCTTCGTTAATGCCGAGGGTGACGAGCAGGAGATCGAGGTTGCTAACCTCTCTGACGCTGCTGACTGTACCCGTGAAGGCCTGCTGAATAAGACAAAGTTCTTCTTCACCAACGCGTCCAACTTCTCCTTCGACGATATCCAGCGAGCCATCAGCGACAAACTTCGTGAAGGCCGTTCCAAAGACTCCTTCCTGTGGCCTGAGTCAGTCTGGCCGGACACCTTCATCTATCGCGATGAAGCGAAATATTTCAAACAGAAGTACCTCATCGATGAGGGCGGCGAGGCCGTGTTCGTCGGCGAACCTGTAGAAGTCGTGCGCAAACCCACTGAGTACGAAATTAAAACCAACGGAGAGAACGATCCGATGAAAGATCTGATTATCAATGCGCTGAAAGCCGCTGGTAAGCCGACCGAAGGCAAGTCCGATGCTGAGCTGATGGACGCTTACAACCAGATGGCCGCCGAAAAGGCAGCGAAAACAGAAACACCTGAAGAGAAGGCCGACCGCGAAAAGAAAGAAGCGGATGAGAAAAAGGCAAAAGAACAGGCCACCAACAGCGAGCAAGCTCCCGCCTGGTTCGCGCCGTTTGCCGACAAGCTCAACGCCATCGAAAGCGGTCTTGCTGTGAACGCCGATAAAGAGAAAGGCGAAAAGCGCGCTGCGGTTAAAGCTAAGTTCCAGCTCGACGATCTGGCAGTCAACGCGCTTGATGGTGCCGCGCTCGATGGCCTGTATGCGCAGTGCCACACCTCCACCGGCCTGAATGGTGCATTCCGCCAGGCTACCAACACTCAATCTGTCAGCGAAATGCCGGAGTAAAAAATGGCTAAAGATGGAAAGCATGTAATTCACGCTGGCGGCGTGTTCCCTAATCCGCTGCTCAACCGTGAAGGCGGCGCTGCCGCGTCAACTCTGCCGGGCACTGTGGGCTTCTTCAGCACCGCTGACAAGTTCACCGCGTCAGTAGCCGGTGCTGAAAGCGCTATCAAGTACGTGGCTAACAAAGACTACCTCCGCTGCCTGAGCGTTGACGATGCTATCGCGGCTAATGAGCTGGTGATCGGTATTCACCCGCTGCCGGGTATGTTCCTCAACGTGCGCGCGGCGGCAGGCACCTACACCAAAGGCCAACCGGTTGCTGTCGCTAACGGTCGCGTTACCGCTGTTACTGCGGATGCCGCGGTTTTCGCTTATGTCGAAGAAGATAAAGCAGTCACTGCGGTGGCCGGCGATCTGATTCGCGTTGTGTTCAAGTAAGGAGCACTGAATGTTTGTTTATTCCAAGAAGATTGGTCAGGAGACAGGCAATCTGGAGATCAACCAGGAGCAGTTTCAATCTCTGACCGCCGAGCGTAACGCCAGTGCTCAGGCAGCCGCTGACTTTCTGGCCCGCGCCAGTTTCCGTGGCATCGCCGAGCACGCGCCGCGCATTGATGCAGTGAACGCAGTGGATGATATCCGCCGCCTCTACCGCGCCTTTGACACCACCGTCCTGCAGCAGTTCGAACCCAATACCGAGTTCACGCTGCTTAACGACCTGATGCCGCTTTCCCGCTCGGTGCGGCTTGAACAGTCACGCTACGACTACGCTCGTACCGGCGGTCGCGGCTGGGCTCACACATCCATGTCTGGTCAGGTCGGCGCTGCGCTTGACGCCCGCAGCTACACCTTTGACGGTACCATGGTTCCGATCCATGATTCGGGCTTCAAGTTCGAATGGCGCGACCCGATTTTCAACAGCCCCTCCGCTCTTCAGTCTCAGGCTGATGCGCAGCGCGGATCGGTTGAAGACGTGCAGCGCCGCTACGTCGACTACATCTTCAACGGCTTCCGCGATAAAGCGGGTAACTTTGCCGTGTTCGATGGACTGACATGGAAAGGCCTGAAAGATGATGAGCGTGTGGCGCAGATTGACCTGGGCGCTTCCGGTCTGAACATCGACTTCACGTCGTCAACTGCAACCTCTCAGCAGAACCGCGCTGGCGCAATCGCGCTGCGTGACCAGATGCGCCGCATCAACAGCCAGTATGCAAATCAGACCTGGTATGTGTCTGGCGAAATCATCTCCAACTGGGAGCGCTTCTTCTCCGATAACTACCAGTCCGGCACCGTGATGGATGAAATCCTGAAGCTGACCGGCGTGGAGGCGATCAAAGAAGACAGCCAGCTGTCTGGTAACGAAATCGTCATTGTGCCGCTTGGCGCAGGCGTTATCGCTCCGATCGTCGGCCAGGCTATCGGTACCGTCGCATCTCCGCGTCCGGAGTACAACAGCGACTACATCTGGCGCACCTGGGGCGCAATGGGGTTGATGGTCAAGCAGGACATCAACAACAAATATTCCGTCATTCACGCATCGAGCTAAGGATAAATCATGGCACTGGTAGAAATCGTGGCAACCAACCTGCACGCCGGTGCCGACCTCCGCAAACTGGAGGTTGGCTCGGTAGTAGATGTTGACGACGCAACAGCGCAACGCTGGTTACAGACCGGCAAGGCGAAGAAGACTGACCAGAAGAAAGGCGAAAAGCTTTCCTTCGAAGTGGCCACGCCATCCGCGCAGACCGCTGATCTGTCTGGCCTGCAAAAGCAACACGCTGACGCGCTGGCGCATATCGACAAGTTGACAGTTGATGCTGAAGCGAAAGAGAAAGCGCACGCTGACGCGCTGGCAGCAGAAAAGAAACGCGCTGATGATGCAGAAGCCGCGCTGGAAGAACTGAAGAAGAAGGTTAAATAACAATGGCGACCCCGGTTACGGCTGACGGCGTGAAAGGCTTCCTCTCCGAATTGGGGTTTGCCATCCCTGACGCTTTGCTTACTCCAATCCTCTGCGTGGTGAACAAAATCATCCCTTGCCTTGATGGTGCGGGATATGACGATTGCACCGCGCAGCTCATTCTTATCTACGCTGCGGCGCTGATGGCTACTTCATCCGGCGCGCGGCGTATCAAATCGCAGTCAGCGCCATCTGGTGCGTCACGCTCATTTGATTATGGCGACGACGGTGTTACATGGCTGCGTGACACGCTATCCCGCCTCGATACCAGCGGCTGCACCGGCGAGTTGCCGATCACTGCCGGTAATAGCGTAGGGTTTTTCGATGTTGTCGGGGGATGCTGATGGCCTGGGTACCTGTTGAGGTAAAACTGCCGGCGACATTCACGCGCGTATGGGTGAGGACCGACACCGGGCGGGAGACCACCGGCCACGTCAAATCGGACGGTCAATGGTTCATCAACTGCGCGAGCATACGGGCTACTGGCGCGAAGGTGCTCAAGTGGAAGGAGTAGAGCATGTCATCCGTAGCAAACTGGAGCTATACCGCCACGGCTACCATCTGGCGCAAGCTGGAAGGCAATGACGAATTCGGCGATCCGCTTGGCTATGCCGAGCCTGAGCAAATCCTCTGTGACTATGAGGGTGGGCTATCAAAGCGACTGGCGAGTCTTGGTGTTGAGATCGTCGTTAAGAACACATTCTGGACTGAGTTCGCGCTGGCAGCAGCTGGTGATTACCTGCTGATTGGATCGTCAACTGAGCTTGACCCTGTTGTGGCTGGCGCTGATGAAGTGCGTCAGGTTGTTCAGTATGCCGACACCTTCGAGCGCCTGGCAGATGATTATGCGATACTAACTGGCGTATGATTTAACGGAGGTGTTCTGATGTGGATCAGCCTGGCTGTTATAGTACTCGGTGTTGCAACTATCGCCATTACCTCCAGAAGCATATTCGAGATGTGGCGATGGCTACGCGAAAACCCCAAAAATTAAGGTCGCTCCGGCGGCCTTTTTTATTGCCTGGAGAAAGCCATGGGCGTCAAAGTTAAGGGCGTGAGCCAGGCCGTCAAAACCATTAATCGCATAGCGAACACGATCGATGGAAAGAAGGCTCTGCGTGCCGTTTATTCGGCGCTGTACATCGTAGGTGCTGAGTCTGCAACTATGGTGCCGATCGATACCAGCACGCTACTCAATTCTCAGTTCCGCGATGTTAACGTTAATGGCACCCGCATCACAGGCAAGGTTGGCTACTCAGCGAAATATGCCGCTTCAGTTCATGAGGCACCCGGTAAACACCTCGGTAAGAAAACGCCTCGCCCGGTTGATAAAGGGCAAGCGCCCGGTTCGAGAGGGAACATATGGGACAGGACTGGCGAGCCTGAGTTCCTCAAGAAAGCTGGTGAACGAAAAACTATTCAGGTCGATACAGTCGTTAAAAAGGAAATGTCACTATGACGCCTTTAATGTTCCAGCGTGTTAGTGACTTATTCGTCGATGCCGGGCTCACCACGGGATTTAAAGTTCAGCAGTTGATGTACGACGATCCTGGTAATTTATCGACGGCTGTCATTGTTTTCCGTCCAGACGGTGGCTCTGCAATTCGCAATGAACTCGGTTCAACATATTACGTTATGGTGGACGTTGTCGGCGCGAAGGATAAGCGCAAAGAAGCCCTGAATGCTGTCCAGCGCATTATTGATTATGTTCAGGAAAACCCGATCAGCCACCCTTGCGTTGGTCATATTGAAAATATTGGCGGCATACCGCCACCGCAACTAACGGAAGAGGGTCGAATCGTTTTTCGTCTTTCCTTCGCTTGCCTCTACGGGGAGTAAGCACCATCAATTCAAAACGAGGTCGCTATGAGCGGCCTTTTTTTATTATCTGAAACGAGGTAAGTAATTATGCAAGGCTGCTCTACTGACAACAGTAAGCTATTTGGTCGTGCCGTTGTGTTAGAGGTAGCCTTGGGCTGCCCGGATGTTATCCCAGCGGAGAGCGAACGCCAGGCTCTTATGGCTGGCACCTCAAAAGGTTTCGACTTCAGTCCTAATACCGTCACCAGCGATGCTGATGATACAAAGGGCTACGTTGAAAACATCGTTACCAACTCTGATTTCACAATCAGTTTTGAGGGTGAAGTTCGCAAGCGTGACAAACTGGATCAGTTTGGCGTAGGTAAATTCGTTAAGTATTACAACGATGAAGTAAAAGCTGGTCGCCAGCCTACGATCTGGGTGTTCATGGACTACGGCCCTGTTATTTTCGCTGGATATATGGTGATATCCGCTTTAAGTTCTGATGGCGGCAGTAATGATATCGTTTCATTATCCACTGAGTTTAAAGTTGCTGATTCTGACACCATTGATGTGCAACTGACCCCTGAAGAAATTCCTGTTGATAGTGTCTCTTTGACGCCAGCAACAACATCAGTTGCTGTGGGGGCCACGCGCCAATTGACGGCTAACGTTCTGCCAGCCGACGCAACTGATAAAACCGGCTCTTGGGCTTCCTCTAATACCTCTAAGTTCACAATCAGCTCTTCTGGTCTCGTCACTGGCGTGGCAACTGGTACAGGAAGCGCCACATTTACCACTAACGATGGTGCGAAGGTTGGCACTACGGCTGTTACGGTCACGGCTTCGTAACTATTACAAAGGGCTGAAAAGCAGCCCTTGATAATGCTTATGGAGGATTTATGAAATCACGGCCGCCATTGAAAGAAATAGGCGAGATGCTTATCGATGCCGAAGGAAAAGAATACTTTTTCAGACCATCACTCATAAACATGACGCGCATAGGCGACCCGTCTGAAATCGTCGCCGCGTTCTATGACCTGCATCACGACGAAGTGGTGGCGCTTATTCAGTCTGCACACCAGGCGTTTGGGATGATTCCTTCCTGGTTGATTGAGCATATCAAATCCAGCAGTTATGGAAGAAAAGCGCTGATGGCTGCGATGGAAGTTATGACCGCATGTTGTGATGAGGATGTAACGCCGCTGATTGGGGAGATGCGGCAGGCGAAAGCGTCAGGCAAGGCATTTAAAATGAAGGGCGGAGCGATGGATGCGTTCGAAATAATTGTTATCGCCCAGTCTCTTATAAGCCACGGCGTGATCGGCAAGGCAAAGGTGAGAAAGCTCCAGCGACATGAAAATAATCAGGCCACATCTGAATTTAATGCTTTCGAGTATATCAGTGCTGCTCGCAACCACTTTAGCATGAGCCGGGCAGAGGCAGAGCAACTCACCATGACTGAGTTTCAGCTCCTGATTGCAGCAAAATATCCAGATCAAAAAGGATTTACCAAAGAAGAGTATGAGGCTGTCACCGATAATCATTTCGCCAAGAAAGCTCGCAGACTAGAGAGAGAGAAGCAGAATAAAAAACAAGCAGTGCCTGGCTGATAAACGGTATAATAGTGGAAATATTTTCTTGCCGAGGGCGTCATGCGTAAAGGTGCTATTTTTCTGATTATCTTCCTGCCGTTTGCCAGTATTGCTGGAGAAAACACTTCAACAAAATGGGCGCAGACGTCCGAGGCTATCTGCTACAACCATCCTGATAAGCAATTATGCCTCGATGGTATCAAAGCTTTAATGCGAAGCGTCAAAGCCGCGAGTGATGTGAGTTATTCATGCCTTCAGGTGAAGAAGGCGGGCGGTGAAATGAGCGAGATATGCCAGAACGCCGAATCCTCTCTATCCACGCTTGAATAAAAAATATTAACTTCAAAAACAAACCCGCTCCGGCGGGTTTTTTATTGCCCTGAGGATGCTTAAATGGCCGGAATTCTTAACGCTGGTAAGGTAATTTATGAAGTCGATATGGACACGGCTGGCATCCTTCGAGGCAGGCGAGAAATTGAAGCCGCACTGGCTGGTCTTGGCGGCAACCTTGGCAGGATTGAATCCAGCGTAAACCGCACTGAGCGCTCAATCGCATCTATGGAGCGTACGCTGTCGAGCCTTGGTAGCATTGCCAAAGGTGTAATCGCGGCTTTATCAATCCAGCAGGTCGCGAATTATGCCGATGCCTGGACAGAGCTGAATAACAAGGTATCAAATAGCATCCGCACCGGCGAGACGCAGGCTGAGGTGATGCAGCGCATCTTTGATATTTCTCAGGCGACTCAATCATCCCTTAACGGCACCGCCACTCTGTATGCCCGCCTGGAGCGAGGCACCCGCATCTACAATACCAGCGCCGCCGATCTTGTCCGGCTGACCACAATCATCAACCAGGGCTTCGCGGTATCTGGCGCAACTGCACAGGAAGCGGAAAACGCGATTATCCAGTTATCCCAGGGGCTTGCTGCCGGCGCGCTGCGTGGCGAGGAATACAACTCAGTCGCAGAGCAGGGTAGCCGCCTGACAAACGCACTGGCTGATTCCCTCGGCGTCTCAATTGGTCAACTTCGCGCAATGGCTGCGGAAGGAAAACTGACCACCGATGTGGTTGTAAAAGGCCTGCTTTCGCAGGGCGAAGCCATTGGCAGCGAGTTCGCCAAAACAACAGTTTCTATTTCTAAAGGTCTGCAGGTTGCGGGCAACAATGTCACTAAATTCTTCGGCGAAAACGCCACCGTCAAATCCTTCGCCGCTGGGTTCCGCGATTCTGTAATCAGCCTGAGTGAAAATCTGGAAAGCCTTGGTACCGCATTGATTGGCGCGGCTGCAATCATGGGTGGTCGTTTTGCTGGCGCTCTTGCTATGGCAACTGTTGCTCAGGCTCAGCGAGTGCAAGGAACTTTGACTGCGATATCCGCGACACGGCAAGCAGCCATTCAGGAAGCAGAGGCCGCAGCGGTAACGGTGAGAAAAACTCAGGCAGACAAAGGCGCAGCAATGTCGGCGCTAAACCTCGCGCTCGCTGAGTTTCAGGTGGCAAAAAATACCGCTGCGGAAGCTTTCGCCATGGAAAACGTGGTGCGTTTGCGTAGTGCATACATTGCGACCGCTGCCGAAGCTGCCGTTGCAGAAAATGCACTGGCTGGAGCACAGGCGCGAGTCGCTGCCACTGGTTTCACCATGGCTAACACCATGAAGGTGATCAATACCGTAACTGGACCGCTTGGCGGCCCTCTCGGTGTTATAGCGATCGTGGCTGCTGGCTGGTATCTGTATGCGCAGCGTCAGGCTGAAGCGCGCAAAGAGGCGATCGCTTTTGCTGACACCATCCCAGACGTGATTAAGCGCCTCAATGATATGAACCTCGCGCAATCGCAGGGCGTGCGCGCTGATACGGTCGATTCAATCAAGGCGCAGAAGGATTCAATTTCTGACCTTAAGGACACCATTTCCGGCCTTGAGTCTGAGTATGAAAAATACGCCACTCTGGCAAAACAATATGGTGTTTCTGAAGATGAGAATAACGGCTATGTGATCAAGGCCAGAGAGGCCGCCAACAATCTTGCCAAAGCTCGGCGCGACCTCGATGGGCAAACGTCAAAGCTGCAGCAAACAGAAGATGCCTTGCACCTGATTAATATTCGGGTGAATCAGGGCATCGTCGATCAGATGAAGGCGGCCAGAGATAACGCACTTGCTCTCGCTGAAGCAGAGAAAAAAGCTTCCCTCCTTGGCGGTTCACAGGCATTCCTTGCGCAGAAGCTCGGGCAGTCGACCGAAGCGTTAAAGGCCTTCAACTCGGAAACCCTCAAGATTAACTGGGGTGGCAAAGAGGGCGAAAAGCTCATCAGGCAGGCTGAACGACGTCTCGCTCTTTCAAAAGTGGAGGGGGAGGCCAGGGCTAAGCTTCAGGCAACTTATGATGCTGAAGATTCTGGAGTTGTTGATCCTCGCGCCGTTCAACGTCTTCAGGAGACGTATATCGCCACGGAGAAGGCGACTCAGGCCAAAAAAGACCAGAAGAAAGAAGACAAAGAGGCAGCGTCGGAAGCTAAAAAGGCAGCAAATCAGCAGGAGTCAATCGCTCAGAAGCTGAGTAATCTTAAGCAACAATCTGAGCTTGCTGCTGACTCGACAAGAGAATTAAGCCGCGAGCAGTCCATCCTCACAGCCCAGCAGTCTCTAGGCAAAGGCGCTACTCAGGAGCAAATCGCTCTGGCTGGCAAATATGCCTCAGCCAAGTGGGATGCTGCCAACGCTATCAAGGCACAGGCGGCAGCTGAGAAGCTTTTGCCAGAGGCGCGCGAGAACGCAAGTTTTAAGCAGGATGTTCAGGATCTGAACACCGCTTTATCTGCGAAGAAAATTAGCCAGGAGCAGTACAACCAGACCATTGAGCGTCTGGAGGAACAGCATCAGGCCAACCTCGCGAAAATACGGTCAGATCAGGTGGTCAGTCCTCAGCAAGAAGCGGCTGGCGGCGTTGACCCTGTGCAGCAGCTGGCGAATGAGAATGCTCGTAAACTCGCGCTCATTCAGCAGTATGAGCAGCAGGGAATCATCACTCACCAGAATGCGCTTGCTCTGCGCGCCTCGGCTGACAAGGAATATGAACAGGCCCGCGTCGCTGCTCAGTGGGAAATCTGGCGTAACCAGAGTGCCGGCAATGAGGCACTGGCAGCCTCATTCGACGCACTGTCAGGGAGTGCATCCAATGCTCTGACAGGCATCATCACCGGCAGCATGTCAGCGCAGGATGCAATGCGGTCCATCGGCAACACAGTGCTGAACTCACTCATCAATACGTTTGTGCAAATGGGCGTTGAATGGGTGAAGTCGGCGATCATGGGCCAGGCGGCGCAGACGGCAGCGATCGGTACTGTTACGGCGGTGCAGACGGCAGCTGTTGCCACTCAAACCGCAACCAGCACCGCGGCGGCGGCTACAACGGCGGCGGCATGGACTCCGGCGGCGATTCTGTCTTCTATCGCCTCTATGGGTACAGCTGCGGCTATTGGTATAGGCGCAGTTGCTGGCATCGTTGGCATGAGCCTGCTCGGTAAAAGGAAGAATGGCGGACCGGTAACTGCTGGAGGACTGTATCAGGTAGGCGAGGGCGGTATGCCTGAAATCTACCAGGCCAGCACCGGTAAGCAGTACATGATACCGGGTGATAATGGCAAGGTGATCAGCAATAAGGATATGACTGCTGGCGGAGGTGGTGGGGTGACGATAAACATCCAGAACTACACCAGTTCAACCGTCGACGCGCAGGCAGGAACGGATGCAAACGGTGGAGTGACGGTGGATGTGATCGTTGCTGATATCAACAATGGCGGGCCGATCAGCCAGTCAATCTCACGTAATCACCAGGCACCACGCCGGGCGACCGGCTAAGGAAATAATATGGCTATTCCGTACCCGGACTGGTTGCCGCTTGCCCAAAAATCGAAGTCTCCAAGCACTGACACCGGCTTCCGGACTGATTTACCGGAAGTCGGTGCTCCGATATTCCAGAAGCTGACGGACGATCTCAAGACGGCTTTCTCGCTCACCTGGATTTTGACCCAGGATCAGCACCGTGCTTTCTATCAATGGTTGCGTAGCCCGTCGTATCTGGATAACGGCAATCAGTGGTTTGAAATGCTTTTAGGGACCGGGACCGGCGACACAGGTCTGGAAAAGCAGGAGCTTCACTTCCGCTCTTTCCCGACATGGTCTCAGACCGGATCGGTATTCACCTGGACTGGTGATGTAATTTGCCGGGAGATTGTGAGTGCTGATGATGATTTTGCCGACATTATCGTCGAGTTACCTCCGCCGTGGGGCTCATGGCTCGATATTGTGGTGACGGGGTATCCGGATAACCGGGACCCGGAATCGTTGCCGAGGGTTAACTGATGCCAACTTATCGCGAGTTCAAGGCGCAGCGGCCTAACCGGATCATGTACGAGACGGTAACCTTCTACCATCCTTCATTTGGATATGTGCGCCTGGTGAACAATCAGGTTTTCCCAAAGTCACTTGGCGGTGCGGTTTACGACCCGTGTCGATTTGAACTAACAGAGAGCCAGCAAAGCAGCACGCCAGTGATCGACAGCACGCTCAAGTTTAGCCAGCTCGCCAGTGACTTTAAGCAGAAGTTGAAACTCTGGTCGGGCACCTCCCGCATCCAGCCGATCACCTGCACTATCAGACGATTCGATGCGGCAGATACCGCTACACCTGTTGATTCATGGGTACTCTACGTTGCTGACTGCAATATGGATGGAACTGACGTTAACGTCAGCCTCTCAATGACCAACCCACTCAACCGCAACATAGGCCGGATATATGACCCGGCTGAATGGCCAGGCCTCGTTAACGGATAACCCATGGATAAAAGTGAATTCATTAAACGGATCGAGCGAGTTCCGTGGGCTGACCGCGCCTGTAGCTTTTCGGCCTGCGACTGCTGGGGCCTGGTTGTCCTCTATTACCGCCATGTTCTTGGTATAGAGCTGCACAATCTTCCCGGTTACGAAGCGGGGAGTGATTTCATCACCTGTTATCTGGATGAGGTCATCTACTGGCAGCCGAGCGCGCTGCCGGTAGAGGATGGCTTGTTCGTGGCCTACGTCGGCGAACGGGCAGAACACGTCGGCATTATCGTCGACGGGGCCGGCTTACACAGCAGAGGAGACGGCGGCGGGGTGATGCATACGCGACTGCGCGTTATCGAAAAGTTATTTACCAGGGTGGAGTATCTGTCGCATGCCAATTATCGAAATACAGCACATGCCGGGGCGGCCCAAAGAGAGGTTTAACCTCCCCGCCGGCAGCAGCTTTTATGAGTGGCTTGTCACGCGAGATTTTTTCGCGGATGTCATCATCGTGGTGAATGGCAGGGAGCTGGATGACAGCGATGAGCTGGACTTTCCTGTTACTGAACTGCACAGCATCCAGATCTTCTCACAGCCCAAAGGAGCAATCGGCAAGGTACTGAGTCCCGTCTTCAAACTCATATCGAAGGTCTTTGCCTTCCTCGCACCGAAGCAGAGTTTCAGCGCCTCCGATTACAACTCGAAGGAGTCACCGAATAATAAACTCACCGGGCAGACAAATGTGGCTCGTACCTATCAGGCGCGACCGGACATTTACGGCCAGGTGAGAGCGTATCCTGATCTGATTCAGCCCTCGATGTACGAATTCATCAATAACATAAAGTATGTCACCGAGTGGATGAACTTCGGGATCGGCAAATATGATATTGAAAACGTCCGCTATTCAGAATCGTCAATAGGTTCTCTTGCCGGCGCGTCCTACCAGATTTATCAGCCTGGCGAGATTATCCCTCAGTCGGTTCTCGGATTCGAGTTTGACGATGTCGACGGGCAGGAGATATCAGGCCCTAATGAAAGCAATGACGTCCCTGTTTACTCAGCGTCTGCCACCACGGTAATTTCCGGTACGTTTTCTGGTGGCCAGGCATCAGTGAAGATTGTCAGGCAGGCGGCCTTTGATTATTTCGCCGGACTCGCGCTGCCGCATTCGGTGACTTTCGTTGTCAACGTTACCTATGGCACGGCGAGCGGAAACGTAACCAAGGATATTAAAGTCTCGGCGAACCTGATCAATGTCACTCAGACAGATGACGGATCAGTTACTAATCCTGTGAAATATTACACTTTTTATTTCAACAGCCTCTCCGGTACGGATGTCAATAACACACCGGCAAACGCCACCGTTAACACCACAAAGTTCATTCTCAATGACAACCAGGCGCTTGCTGCTGGTCCCTTCTTCTCGCCGCTTGCTGGTGATCAGCTGTGGATTCATTTCATGGCTCAGCTTGGGGATGGAGAGGGGGCGGATTACAAAATAACGCTCTGGAGGGTGAATGACGATAACAGCCAGGTGCCGGGCACCACACAAACCCTGACAGGCAATCTTTTTAACAGCCGCGGCAGATCTGACGTCATTTACAAGACTGTGAAGGTGACCCCCTCTGGCGGGTTTGGCCGGTACTCTGTAACCATTGTCAAAACCAACAACTCCAGCGACAGCAACAGCCTGCAGATCGCCGAAATTCACTCTGTGCGAATTCTGCAGAACCAGGTGCATGCTGAAGATACTCTCGTCCGTGTCACGGTTCAGGCGACGGAGCAGGCCACAGGCGTTCGTGACAGGAAATATAATGCGCTTGTGAAACGCCATACCATCAGCTACGACCTGGCGACAAGGACGGTGGATTATACACTGCGGCCTTCGCGCAATTTCGCTGATGCTGTCGCGCATACATGGCTGGTCATGGGAGAGCAGCCCGAGGCAACGATAGATCTGTATGAGCTCTATCGAATCGCAGGAAGCATTAACCCGGCTCAACTTGGCTACTTCGACTACACATTTGACGATGAGGATGTCTCTCTCGGCGCGCGCGTGGAGATGATCTGCAACGCCGCCCGCGTCATTGCCTTCTGGGATAACGGCGTTCTGACGTTCAGTCGTGACGAGAAGCGCACCACGCCAGCAGCGCTCTTCAACCGGTCAAATAAGAAGGGGGAAGAGTTCAGGCTCACATATGACATGCGTATGCCGGGCCAGTATGACGGCGTTGAGGTGGAGTATGTCAGCCCGCTAACCAATAAAAAGACTTACCTTCGTTACCGCATTACAGCAGCTGGCATCGTTGAGGCTGCAGCGCAGACGCCATTAAAGGTAACGCTGAATGGATGCCGAAATGAGCCTCAGGCGCGCGACAGGGCTCTTCTGGAGGTGAGAAAGTTACTTTTCTCCCGCCTGCGGATGTCGGGAAAGGTGCTCGCCGACGGGGATTATGTTTACCCCGGAGACATGATCATCTTCACCGATACGTACGATATCAACCAGCAGGACGGCTACATAGTCGCCCGCGACGGTAACAACTTCGATACCAGTGAGCGGATCACCTTTGAAGGTGAGATGTGGGTGGTTATCACCGACTCGTTGGGGAACACCACTGCGCGATATCCGGCTTCTCGCCGAGATGATACCGACTTCGGTTTTACTGCCGCCATACCAGCCATTCAGCTCAATATCTTTGATGGTTATACGGTGCAGTCTCCGTCCCGTTATGTAATAGCCACCCAGGCAGAACTCGACTCCACTCAATGGACGATAGCCGAGAAAAAACCAAACTCAGACGGAACTACCTCCCTGACGCTGACTGAATACAGCGATCTGATTTACCCGTAAGTCTTTCCTCCAACCATCCAACCCGGCCTGGCGCCGGGTTTTTTTATGGAAAAAATATGGCTACCACACCGACAAATCTGCCAGTTCCGAGTGAGGCCCCGCGGGACCTGAAATTCAACGCGGGTAAAATTGACGAGTTCGTTACTTCACTCGTTAACACCTATGTCGACCGTTTCGGTAAAGAACATTACACCATTGAAGGTTTGCGTTGGCTGGCCCAGCAGGCGATTGCCGAATTCGGCTGGATTCCTGTTGGAACATTTCAGGCAGGTGCGACATTAACGCTGCCTAATCAACTCATCAAAGATACAACTGATGGTGAGTACTACAGATGGGATGGCTCGTTTCCAAAAAACGTACCGTCAGGTTCAACGCCATCATCAAGCGGAGGTGTTGGAATCGGTGCCTGGCTGAGTGTCGGTGATGCTACCGTACGTCAGTGGGTGAAAACTAACTACGATGAATCAACCTACCAGCAGATCCAGACAGGTAACTTTGCAACTGGAACGATCATTACCAGTTCATTTCAGGCTGTGTATTACCCCACCGACAGTCACTGGTATCGTTACCTCGGAAACATTCCTTCAGGCGGCCTGGTAGTGGCCGCAAACAGCTCACCAGACACGAACTGGGAGAACGTCGATACTCAGCAAATCATCAGCCTCCGCAAGATAAATGAGCTGTCAACATCAAGCATTGCAGGCTATATCGGCGTCAACATCGATATGCCGGTGGCTGTCAAAGATTCTGACAACCAGGGCGCACGTGTTGGTTCGGGCGTAACTATCCGCAACGATATTCCAACACAGAACGCCGTTAAAACAGCAAAGATTCAGTCAGCATTTCGGCTTGATGGCGACAATATCAGTTTAATAGGTCTTCGTGGCGTGGGAAGTGCGGCTGCCGATAACAGCGCCACATCCGAGTTCATTACCTCACGCATGGCATGGAGCCAAGGCAGGCGGTTAAAAAATATATCTATCAAAGATGTTTACACTAACGGCCAAACAACAGCAGTTCATCTGCTAGGAGTTGATGGGGGGGCCGTAAAGAATGTTGAATCAGAAAACATGAAGTATTCTCCCACGACACTGAATTCGGCGGGAGGTTACTGCATCTTGATCGGCGGTGGCACAAATGGGCTAGTTATAGATGGGGTGAAGCACATTCTTCGCAAGAGCTCTGACAGGCACACTCTTTACATCTCTAACACTCAACCATATGTGGATGTAGAGACTTCCGGTTGGTATAACGTCACCGCACGAAATATTTTTTGTGACTGGAGAGAGAACACAGATTCCAATGGAATATTTGCAATGTCTCCGGTTCATCTAAGGGCTGGTAGGGGATTTACGATTGATGGGTTGACGGTACTTGGCCGGGCTGGGTCAACAGTAGATCTGGAGAACCAACATGGTCTTATATCTGATGTTACCATCAGAAACGTAGTCGCTAGAGATCTGACGAGTTATGCTAATGGCGACTTAGTCGATACTGGAGGAATACGTCTTGGTTACGGGCAATATTCAGCAGGAATTCAAAATGTCTCCATATCTGGGTGTGACCTTAAGATTAAAAGAGGCACTGGAATGGCGGCAGGAACCGATCATTGCGTTCTTGGTGATATAGTTGACGGAGCTTACATTGGTGATTGCAGCTTTACGACCGAAAGTGGTTCGTCTGTTCTTTTGCGAAATTGCAAAAATATAACAATTGACTCAATAAGAGATACTCTTATTGATACAACTGCCAACTCAACAGTAATTGAACTGATATCATGTTCGAATGTTTATATAGGGAATGTCAGGACTAATCGTGGAACAGTTGCAGATGACAAAACTGTAAGCTTCGTCAACTGCACAGACATTACTTGCGCCTTTCCTCGCATAATAGCATTTACAGTGACTAATGGTGTAGTTTCATCGATATCTGATAGATGGCGATTACTCGCTTCAGTGCCGACACTTAGTGGCAATACTATTAATGTTCCATTACTTGGCGCAGTAACTCAGGATGCTGTTGATGGATGCAGGTTGCAGCTCGACACCATGTCTTCTGCAGGAATTGTGAAAGTATCGACAGGAAGCAAAACTGTTGTCGTAGGATGCGTTAATACAACTACAGGTTCACCAACATCATCAAGTTCAGTCACAATGCGGATAGAACTACATTTAAGTCGTTAAAGTTAAGGCCGCACTGCGGCCTTTTTACTAACATTGAGGGGCGTAAAAACGTACAAGCAAAGCCTTTTTAATATCTTTGTAAAATAGATTTCCTTTCTTCTTCCATCCGTCACCACACATAAACTCAATGGCCTCGGCCTGTTCAGTTACAGATGAATCTTTGATGCCAAATTGTCTCTTAGCATATACTTGCCCCCATCCGCTGCCTTCCTTGAAGTATGTTGGGATTACGTTATGAAGGAGTGGATAAACCCTTACTGCTCGGATTGACTCCTCCGAATAAGGCATGTTCCCGCTGATTACGAAAGTGGAATTTCCAGTGTCGTCCATTATCTTTTTGATATCCGACATAACCAAAATATTATATTCATCCTGAGCCTTAAGCGCATTCGCATACACAGCACAGAATCCAAAAGAAAAAATAGATGAAATAATTAAAAGTGTATTTCTTGCCGCGCTAAAATCACATCGAGTCACGAGGTAAACAAACACCAATGGGAATACCAGTAGAGTGCGTGATGAAATCCATGGATTAAGCAAAATCACGTTTATTGATAATGATATGGCCGCAATAAGGATAGGGAATAATAAATCCATAACCACATGTCGCAAGCCTTTCTTGACTGATGAATATAAACAGAGCGCCCAAAGAATTGCATATGCTGCTAAAACCACGATGAGCGGTGATTTGAATGCATTGAATACAAGGTCTCGAACATAAGACGCATTCTTGATCAGCACACCTAAGGGATCGCTTCCTGACAGAAACAGCTCGCTTCTTGAGTTAATCCCAAGAAATTTTGCGGAAACCATGTAGGCGAGAAAGCCAACAACAAACACAGCGGCAGACTTCAGAATTAAATAGAATAGCTCCGACCAGCTTCTGCTTCGGGTAGACCCATAAATCATGCACATGCATGGAAAGGCCATTACGGAAACCTGATAAAGGAAAGAGCTTGATACAACAGCTGCTATCCCGACAACAAAAAAACAAATCAGCCGATCAACGAAAAGGAACGGAATCAAGATCACCAGAAACGATATAGCCATAGTCAGCGAGTCGAGACGATATGATAAATTCTGAACCAGGAAAGGGGATGAAATAATTGCGACAGTTATGACTGTTACAGAAGAAAAGTTAACGGCACGAGCTATGACGGCGGCTGAAATCACCAAGATTAAAACTGACGCTATCTGAGTAAAAGGGAAGAAATCCAGCGGGCCATTACCAAGGCTAAGAACGTTATACACCACGTTTGAAAGATATCTACCATCAACAGTCCACCCGAAATTTCTGAAAACCCTGGTATTGTCGTCAATGTATATGCTGCCAGCCATTAGTATTGGCAGCAGGTATATAATTGAGATTATGAAAGATGGTTTTAATTTATTCATATCAAAACGCGTGCTAGTCATTTCTTCACCTTTAAAATATATCGCGGGCGCTGTTTAACCTCTGTGTAAATCCTGCCGATATACTCGCCAAGAACGCCGATGCCGATAAGCTGTATCCCGCCCAAAAACAGTATCGAAACAAGCAAAGATGGATAGCCTCGCACCGGATTGCCAAAAGCCAGAGTGTCGATAATCATCCATGCGCCATACAGGAATGAGATGCCGGCAACAGCCAGGCCAATATAAGTCCACATCCGCAACGGGAACGTGGAGAAGCTTGTTATACCTTCAAGGGCAAGATTCCACAGCTTCCAGCCGTTGAACTTTGAATCTCCAGCCACTCGCTCTGCTCGCGCATATTCAACAACGTCAGTGCGCCCGCCAACCCAGCTAAGCACCCCTTTCATAAACAGGTTGCGCTCTGGCATCTGCCGGATATTTTCCACCACCTCACGCGACATCAGCCGAAAATCACCGACGTTTTCTTCAATCTGCGGGTTACTGATTTTGTTATGGAGTTTATAAAACCACTCAGCAGATTTGCGCTTCATCCTGCCGTCGGTGGAGCGATCGGTGCGCTTTGCCAGCACCATGTCTGCACCATCCTGCCATTTACGGATGAGGTGAGGGATGACTTCAATCGGATCTTGCAGGTCAACATCTATAGGGATAATCGCATCTCCGGTGGCATGGTCCAGGCCGGCAAAAAGTGCAGGTTCTTTGCCGAAGTTTCTGGTGAAGGAGATTGGTACAATAAGCGGGTCGGCCAGAGCGATAGCGGTTATAACTGCTTCTGTTGCATCTTTGCTGCCGTCATTGATGAATACAATCTCAACATCATGCTGCTGAAGCCCTTCAAATTCCCGCACCGTTTTGTAGAAAATAGGAATTGCTTCCTCTTCATTAAATACCGGAACAACCAGAGAAATTTTCATTTCGCATCCCTAAAGACAATGAATTTCGAATAGATAAAACCGCACACCAGGCTGATAGCGGAAAAAAGAATAAGCGTCACGATAGGGGGCATGCCGGAGCGATCGGCAAGCCAGCCGACGATCAGGCTCAGCATGCCCATAAATCCGACATACATCAGATATCGCCCGGTGGTAGTCGATGATTTGAAGGTGAACTTCGCATTAGCAAAAAAGCTGAAACTGACCGCAACAATAAAACCGGCAAGGTTAGCCAGTGCCTGGTTAGTGTGCAGCGCATAAATGCATACGGCGAATGACGCCCAGTGGATCAGCGTATTTATGAGACCAATGGAAGCGTACCGTGCAAATAAATTTAACATTATGCAAATCAATCAATTCAGAGGATTCCGGAGTTTAGCACCATGCGTGCTCTTGATCGACTCGCAAAACTGAAGATACTGTATATACAAACAGTATTAACGGGAGATAAAAGATGCCACGCAGAGACGATATCGAGACAGCATTCAGGCAGGCCATAGTGATGGAGCAGAGCGGGCGGCGTACTGTAACTACGGCAGATTTTGTGAAGGTTTTGCTCACGTTTAACTGGTACTGGACACCACGCGAGGCTAATCAGTGGATTGAGGGACACGTCAGCACGTTCAAGGATATCTCCCAACAAGAGGGAGAACTCCGCACGTTCATGATGTACAACCCGAACGGAGGTCTGTGACGGGATTCCTTTCGCCAGCAGCCGATTACATGGATGAGAAGATATCGCTCGACCATGAGCTGATACGCGTACCTTCCGCAACTTACTTTCTGCGCGCGGCGACTGAGTCCCGGCGTGAAGCGATCAAGAAAGGGGCTTTGCTAGTTCTGGACATGTCGGCCACACCAGTAGACGGGTCGATAGTGATGTGTCATCTGGGTGAGAGGATGCGAATGCTGCGGTTGCGTCTATATCCGCGACCGAGGCAGCAAGAACTGGATAGACCCGAAATAACCTACCCAATGACGGATGAAAATTGCGGCGGCCGCCTGGTTTTCAAAGGTGTGATCACCTACATCATCAACGACGCGCGCTCCGGCGAGTTCGATGATAATCCGGTGATGTGA